TATCAGAAGTTATTACTAAGTAATGAGTTTGATATGACTTTAGATTATGAAGGTTATATTTTTCAAACACATGAAGAAGCAACAGGTATAAGTAGTTCAGGACAACTTTATAATCCTAGAACAAATTGTTGTGCTTGTATTTATCATGGTAATGGTGGAGACAATACTAAAGATAAATTCAATGCTTTATACAATGTCTTTCATCCTAAAACTGATTATTATTTTAGTCCTAGTAAGTCATACGACATTATAGAAAATGATATGTTAGTAGCTGACTTTATGACTCAAGAACAATGTGAAAGACTTATTGAGTTAGCTGATAAGAATGGAAACTGGGATAGTTTAAAATATGATAAGTTTCCAGCACAAGAAATAAGAATAAAAGAATTAGGTTTGTGGACAGAGTTAGAAGCTAAATGGAATGAATTTATAGTTCCGATAGTAGAAAAATATTGGAACCCTACAGAGATGTATGGTTTAAGAGATGCATTCGTAATGCGATATAATTTAGATACACAAAAAGATTTACCTTTACATACTGATGCAAGTTTAGTAACAGGAAGTGTAAAGTTAAATGATGATTATGAAGGAGCTGATTTATTTTATCCTAGACAAAATATCAGCAACAAAGATATACCAGTAGGAAAAATACTTTTATTTCCCGGCATGGTAACACACGGACATGAGTGCTTACCTTTAACAAAAGGAACAAAATATAGTTTTACTATCTGGTCTAATAGATTTCCCGGAGATAACATATAATGGAAATATCAACATATTTAATTTGGAATGTAATAATTACTTTGGTGTTAGCACCTTTGTTGTTTTCTATTCGTAAAAATGAAGCAGAAGCTAAAAGAATAGATATACTTCTAAATAAAACTAGAGAAGAAATTGCTAGAGAATATGTAACTAAACAAGAAGTTAAAGAAGACATGACAGCTTTAATGGAACGATTAGAAAAATTACACGAGAAAGTAGATAAACTTTTTGAGGTTAAATAATGGCTAAAAAACAAAAAAAGAAAAGAAATAAAAAATATAAACCAACTTATAAATCTGATAGAAAAGATTATAGAAAAGGTGGTAGAGTAGCACTAAGAGAAGGTACACCAATAGGTGGAGTTAATATGACTCAACCAATATTAACACCCCCAAAGAAAAAACCAATAGGAAACTATGGACCTACTCCTGATGGTACTCAAAGAGGAATAACTCCTATAACTACAGGTACTGTTTTTGGTGATGAAAATTTAGTTAAACCTCCAATAGGTGGTCAAGCTGCTGCTTCTGGAAATACTAATACTGAAAGTACTGGTATTTTTACAGGCTATACACCACCAGCACCAGCATATGAAACAGGTGGTGAAGATGACCCTAATAGAGAAGATAGAGTAGTTAGAACAGGATTTAGAGCCGAAGATATGGCTCAAGGTCTTTTACCAGAAGATGTACCTCAAATAGATGAACCTGAAAAAATAAGTAGACAAGGAACAGAAATAACTCCTGATGACCCAAGATACTTTATGCAAGGTGTTGAGGATGCAAGAGCAGGTACAGTTACTACAGGTGATGAAGATGTATCTACTGACAGAAGTAGAGAAGCTGACATTCAAGGAATTGAAAGAGAAACTACTCGAATGGAACCCGTTGCTAGAACTAGCGATGTTATGGTTAGAGGGCAAGAAACTCGAGCAAGAGGTATTAATGAAAATTTAAGAGGTCAAGTTACAGATGTAAGAGACTCTGCAAGTATAGCTAGAGAACAAGCAGAACTAGATAAAGCTACAACAATTACAGGTGCTTTATCTTTAGGTGCTTTTGCTGACAAAGTTTCAAATCAATATTCTGCTGCAACTCTTGCACCTACACCTGATGCTGAAAGACAAAATCGTGAAGCTATAGTTGATAGTAATGCTGTGGGTAGAGATGCTGCTCAGATATTAGGAACTATTAATTATGATGCTGCTCAAAGAAGAACAGTAACAGGACAAGCTGCTATAGGTGCTGCTGCTACTATGATAGCCGAAGTAGCTGAAATACCAGAACCTCTTGCTGCTGCTATTGTAGAAAGTCCTGCAAGTGTAGAAGCTCAAATAGATAATCAACCTATTGAAGTACAAGCTGCTGTTGCTTCATTACCATTAGAAGCTACTATTAGTGGACAAATGGAATTACTAATGGGTAGTTTAGAAGAAGGTGAAGTACCACAATGGGCTAGACCTGCTGTTGATGCAGTTGAAAGAAACTTAGCTAATAGAGGTTTAACAGTATCTACTATTGGTAGAGATAGTTTGTTTAACGCTATTATTCAAAGTGCTATGCCTATTGCTCAAGCTGATGCTCAAGCATTACAACAAAGAGCAGCACAGAACTTAAGTAATCAACAACAAGCTAACTTAGCAAGTTCACAAAACGCACAACAATTAAAGATGGCAAACTTGTCTAATAGACAAACTGCTGCAAGTCAGTCAGCACAATTTGCACAACAAATGGCTGGTATGCAAAGTCAGTTTAACCAACAAGCTGTAATGCAAACTGCAAATATGCAACAACAAACAGCTATGGCAAACTTACAAGCTAGACAACAAGCTGCTATGGTAAATGCAGCAAACCAACAAGCTATCAATATTCAAAATTTAAAAAATGAACAACAGATAGAAGTTGCTAATTTACAAGTAGAAGCTCAAGCTGCTGGTGCTGACCAAAGTGCAGAGAACCAAGCTAGATTAGTTGAGATGCAAACTGCTGCAAACTTTATGTCACAAAACGCTGCATTTAAACAAGACATGGATAAAGCTAATTTAAGTGCTGACCAGCAAATTAGATTAGCAAACTTATCAGCTTTAAACCAAGCTGAATCAGAACAGTTAAATGCTAATCAACAAACTGAACTTGCAAATCTTAATAAAAGAATGCAGGTTAATTTAAACAATGCTAACTTAGCTCAACAAATGGGATTAGCTCAATTAAATGTTGACCAACAAAGAGCAATGCAACATGCACAAGTAGCAGCCGGTATGGATATGGCTAACTTTAGTAATGAGCAACAAGTAGAATTAGCAAATAGTAAGTTTATGCAAACAACTACAATGGCTAATTTAAATAATGAACAACAGTCTATAATTCAAGAAGCTACTGCATTAGCTTCAATGGACTTAGCAAACTTAAGTACTGCTGCAAGTTTAAGAGTAGAAAGTGCTAAAAACTTTTTATCATATGATATGGCTAACTTAAATAATAAACAACAAGCTACTATACTAAAAGCACAACAACAACAACAATCTATGTTGACAGATGTTGCTGCAGAAAATGCTCGTAAACAGTTTAATGCTACAAGTGAAAATCAAAGAGACCAATTTATGATGCAACTAGCATCTCAATTTGAATTATCAAATCAAGCACAAACAAATAATATGAGACAGTTTAACGCTACAGCAGAAAATGCTGCACAAGCTAGAGCTAGTGCAAATGAATTAGCAGCTAATAGTTTAATGGCTCAATTAAGTACTGATGTTTCTAAATTTAATGCAGAAAAAGAATTTCAAAAAAATCAGTTAAATACACAACAAGCTACAGTTATTGCACAAAGTAATGTAGAGTGGAGGCGTAAATCTAATACTGCTGATACTGCTGCTTTTAATGCAGTAAATCAACAAAATGCAATGAATGCTTTTAATCTTACAGCATCTGCTAATAATTTCTTATGGCAGGAGTTAAGAGATGAAGCAGCTTTTGATGTACAGAGATGGGATAATGACCAACAAAGAAAAGCATCAATGTTGATAGCTGCGTTAGGTAATGACCAAGGTGTAAACAGAAAAGACCATTGGGATAATAATATAAGTACATTAGCAAATTTATTTGATGGATGGCTAGGAGATTAAGGAGATATACATGGGTAAGTTAAGAAAAATAGGAAAAAAAATAGGTAGAGGAATTAAAAAGATTGGTAAACGATTAAAGAAAGGTTTAGGTAGCATAGCTAAAGCTTTTGGTAAATTAGGTTTTGTAGGCAGTCTTGCTTTATCTTTTCTACTTCCGGGTATAGGTTCTGCCATAGGAGGATGGCTACAAGGTGTAGCAGGTGCCGGAGGATTTGGTTCTAACATAGCTAACGCTGCTTTAAAAATTGCAGATGGAATTGGTAAAGCTGGTAACTTTGTAAAGAATGGTGTTGGTAAAGTATTTAATAGAGTAACAGATGCTATTGAATATGGAATGAACGCTGTTAGTAAACCATTTATGCAAGAAGGTGCTAGAGGTGCAGGTAGTGCTTTTAGAGACTGGGCAAGTAATGCAACAGGTGGATTTATAGATAGGTCTAATGTTGGATTAGAAGTAGATGGTGTAAAAGTTACTGATATGACTAGAGCACAAATTAATGATTTAAGAGATTCAGGTAAATTAGAAGTCTTACAAAATGATGCACAGTTTGCAAGAGAAACAGCTAAATTTGATGCAAGAAAAGATTTATTACCTAATGTTGATACTATTCAATATGCTCCAGATGGAACAACAGAAATAGGTGTAGAGTATACAAGACAACCTACTTTTGACCCCGGTAGTAAACCTACAGAGGTAACATTTAATAAAGATACTTTAATGCCTAATCCAGCTCCAGATGGTATAAACAATCCTACTATGGTATTTGATGAAGCTAGTGGAAAATATAATTGGTATGATGGTGATAAATATGCAGCCGGTTTAGAAGCTTTAGGTGATAAAGAAGTAGTTGCTTCAGTTGTAAATAAAAATTACATAGAGGGAGGTGCCTTTGGTCCACCAGCACCACCAGTCGAACCTAAACCTAGTATCTTTGATAAAAGTAAATCTTATGATTCTTTTAAAGCTAGAGTAAAAGCTAGTAGAGAATTTGACATATATAAGAAAGTACAACCTATTCAAATGATGGGAGCAGAACTACAAGCTCAAGAAGATATGGAAGAAGCTCAAGCAGAAATGCTTAGAAAAGAACAAGCAGCTTACTATGCATCAATAGGTCAAGATACTTTAGGAGGTAACAGAGGAAGTATGATTAATGAAACTAATGTAGATTTCGCAATGCCAATGAATCAAGATACACAGTTCAGAGTTATGAATTTATATGGTGGTATATTAGGAGCATAATATGATAGATGATAAACAAGCAAGAATAAACGAAAAAACTTATCTGTCTCCTCGTTTACAAGAAGTATTATTTGAAGGTCCTACTCCCGGACAGTCTTTAACAAAAGACCCAGATGAAAGGTATCCTTGGGAAGGACCACCTAAATATGTTTCTTTAAAAGATGCAAGAGAACAAATATTTTTAAATATGATAGAACCTCAAAATCTTAAAAATATACAACAGCTAATGTTAAATGATTTACCAATTA